CGAACCCATAAGGGTTCGCGCCAACGCTGTAAATGTGCAGCCACCCGCAGCTTAACAGCTGCGTTAGCATCCGAAAGGAGCTCTGTTGCTTTGGCTTTGACTAAACGCACGCGTCCCTATGCCGAGTTTTCACTAGGCAGAAGACAAATGCGCTATGCCGTTCGCTTCGGGGGATCTAGCATTGAGCTAGACTCTCTTAACGAACGGACCGTCGGGGCCAAAGGGATTCAGACAACTGAGTCCGAAGGGCATCTTTGGCCCCCTCCAAAGGGGAACAAAGATGATCTAGGTGGGGAGTTTCAAACTACCCGTACTTTCATCAAGGGCTTTGACCAGAAAGATAAAATCTGGCCAGTTTGCTCTTGGAGTGAGGACGGTCCTGTGTGGGTTAAAACCTACTCAGGTGTTTGTCTTCCCGTAGATCCGCGAGACCCTATCTGGTATCCCCCGCTTACAAGGAGTAGCGATGCTCTCCTTGATGCGTTTGGGGCTACTGCGATAGCTCTCTGCAAGCCCACTAATTCCGTAGCTGATGCATCCGTCTTTTTGGGAGAACTTTTGAGAGATGGTTTACCCACTCTCATAGGCTCCCAGAGTTGGAGAGAAAGGGCTCTTACCGCTAAGAACGCGGGATCAGAGTACCTTAATGTCCAATTCGGATGGGTGCCGCTTATTGCGGACATAAAGAAATTTCTTTATGCCATCAGTCACGCCGATGAGGTTTTAGCTCAATACGAGCGTGACTCCGGACGTAGAGTCCGGAGGCGGTATCAGTTCCAACAGATCGTCGAGGAAGAGCCCGAGGTACTTCTACACCCATCCAGTTATGGATGGGGTAGTCCGTACACTTGGCCCTTCACCGGCGGATCAGGTCGCCTCGTACGTCGTACTAAAACTACGATAGACCGATGGTTCAGTGGCTGCTTCACGTATTATCTGCCGGACGGAGATGACTACCGTTCGGTGATTCTGCGTAATGCAGCCTTCGCCAAGAAACTTCTTGGTCTGACCATCACTCCAGAAGTACTCTGGAACTTGGCGCCCTGGAGCTGGGCCATCGACTGGTTCACTAACACGGGAGATGTTCTTTCAAATCTCTCGTCGTGGGCAGAAGATGGTCTTGTAATGCCGTATGGGTATTTCATGGAGACCACTCTCGTGGAAACCACCTATACGTTGACTTTTCCGCCAGCCGCTAGTCCTAATGGCTGGAACGGAGAGCCAATTTCCATCACCTTTTGTCGTGAGACAAAAGTTAGACGGAAAGCAAATCCTTTCGGTTTTGGAGTAATCTGGGAGGGTTTGTCTCCTCGCCAGCTCTCCATACTCGCCGCGCTTGGCCTTTCCAGGCGTGGTAGGCGCTAAATTAATCTAAAGCGCCGAACCTGGTGGGTTTTCCCGCTAGGGTAAACTCACCAAATGGGGCTATCTAAGCCCCACAACGTTAGGAGTAGTTGCCATGCTCGCTGATCCCCAGTCAATCACCGTCGCTACGGTCGCGAAGTCGCTTCCCCGTACGTCTTCGGGAAACGACTCCGGTGCGTTCACGTTTTCGGACGGAACGTACCAGCTGAAGGTCTCTCACGCCTACGGGCGTAGGACCCGACGCACGATCCGTATCGACAATTCCAAGATCGCTGCGGACCCGCTGACGTCTAACAACGTCAAGTTCTCGTCGTCATGCTACATCGTTTTCGATGAGCCGGCGACGGGATACACGCGGGCCGAGGCGCTCGACCAGGTTAGGGCCCTTACGGACTACCTGGCCGCCAGCTCGTTCGCCGTCCTTCCGAAGTGGCTTGGCGGAGAGTCTTAGACTCTCTTCCCTGTCGCATCGATAAGGTTGGCGGATTCGCTGACTTGGACTCTCTGCTGCTTTTAGCAGCAGTGACTGGACTTGTTGGGGTCTTGATCCTTAGTGTAGTTTTCTTTACTACACCTAAGGTCTAGATGCTCAGCAGTCAGTGGCATGGCTTTGGATCACCTACCCCCCATTAGGAGGGAGATGATGAAAAGCCTAATGCTACTCTGGCGTAGCCTCGCTGACGAATTAGCGGGGTGGTGTTGCACTAGCGCCATGAGAGACATTGAAACTGTCTCTCATCGTGTCGAACACGAGGGTATATCGTTTCTCACGATATCGCTCGCGAACTTTGGTTCAGACTTTCAAAAAGCTCTGGACCAAGGTTACGTCGGTCCCAGCCAGTTTCTCGGTTTTTCGAGATCTGGAGGTCTCCCCCGATTTCTCGGAGGTTTCCTGGACCTTGTGTTCGACCGTACTAGTGGTCGGTTGATTGACAAGCCATGCATAGACGCGATTTTTGCTATCAGGCAGCTTTCGCTGCTTTTTGCAAAGATCTCAATTCCTTGCAGTGATGCAAGGAACCGAAAGGCCATGCGTGACTATGTCAACGTGGACAATGAGGTTCGACTACGGGACTCACTACGTGAAAAACAGCTTCTCGCTGATTTTCATTCAGTGTCCCGAAGGCTTCTGGCAAGGACGTTTACCCGCGCAGATCTATTGGTCTACAACGGTGACGTACTTCCGAAGCACGGCCCTGGGCAAACGGCGGATCGGATTCTTGGTAACAAGAAATTCGACTCCCTCGATTGGACCCAGAGACTTGAAGCAATTCTACCTTCTGGTGAAATGCTTCTCCCGAACTGGTCCTACTTGGACCGATTCGGTCGTGTGAACCTCAAAGAACCCGGAACCGAGATCCCCGTTAAGGTGATCATGGTTCCTAAGACGCTCAAGACACCTAGAATAATTGCCATGGAACCTGTTTGCATGCAATATGCACAGCAGGCTATCCTTGGCGTTCTTCTCGAAAGTCATGAGAGAGATAACCTCCTCTCATCTTTCGTCGGGTTTCGAGATCAGACGCCTAATCAGCGCCTAGCTCGAAAAGGTTCCCTTAAAGGAGACCTTGCTACGCTTGATCTAAGCGAAGCTTCCGATCGTGTCTCGAATCAGCTGGTCGAGACTATGCTCTCCGATCATCCTCATTTGCATGAGGCTGTTTCGGCGAGTCGGTCCCTTACGGCTGATGTGCTTGGTCATGGGATTCATTCCCTCGCCAAGTTCGCCTCTATGGGTTCTGCTCTGTGCTTTCCCATCGAAGCCTTCGTCTTTGTGACGTTGGTAATTCTCGGGATTGAACGTGAGCTCAACCGATCCCTTTCCTATTCGGAGCTTCATGCTCTGAAAGGTAAGGTGCGTATCTACGGTGACGATATTATCGTTCCCGTAGAGTATGTGCGCTCTGTGACGAGTACTCTGGAGCTGTTCGGCTTCAAAGTAAATTCGCGCAAGTCTTTCTGGACTGGAAAGTTCAGAGAGTCTTGCGGGAAGGACTACTATGATGGGATCGATGTTACTACTATTCGATTCCGCCAGAATTTTCCTTCCTCGCAGAAGAACGCTACGGAGGTCGTCTCGCTCATATCCTTCCGCAACCAACTCTATTTGAGGGGGTTGTGGCGGACATGCGCTTGGCTTGATCGAGAGATCACTAGGATAATAAAACATTATCCCGTGGTTCTTTCGACTTCTCCGATTCAAGGCAGGCTTTCCTTTCTGGGCTTCGACACCCAGCGGGAATGCCCGAGGCTGCATCGCCCTTTGGTTAAGGGATATGTCGTCTCAGCCAAGCCACCAATTAACTCATTGGATGGTTCTGGCGCCTTGCTTAAGTGTCTCCTTCAGATGGCTCATCGTGACCGAGGTCATGATGGTACGCTAAGTTCCGAAATCGGAACCAGCGACTTGCCAGTCGCTGCTCAGGAGCACTTGTTGCGTTCTGGACGGCCCTCAGCCGTTAACATCAAACTGAGGTGG